CTTGCGGCGCAGCGCGGGGCTCTCCTCGATCATGGGCGCCAGGCGCTGGCGGCTGTAGCGCTTGGCCATGTCGATGGTGGGCTGCACGATCATCACCGGCCCGGGGTTGGTGTCCACCAGGTAGCCTAGCCAGTTGGAGCCGATGCGCGTCTTGCCGGTCTGCGCGCCCCACATCAGCACCACCTCCTCCACCGCGCTGTGCTGGCTGAGCGCGTCCATCGGCTCGCGGGCGTAGGGCGTGCGCGTGGCGCGGTAGGGGCCGGGCTCGGCGCTGTCTTTGGCGCTGAGGATGATGGACTGCTCGGCCCAGGTGGTGACGTCCACCCGCTCGCTGGGCCAGGCGTAGGCCATGGCCTTGGCGATGGCGCTGCGGGCATCGGCCAGCGTGCCGGTCAGCTCGGGCAGGTCACGCGCGCCCACTACACACGCTCCTTCAGGTGCAGCAGCGCGCCGCGGATCTCGCCGTCCAGCACCTCATGGATGCGCGCCTGGTCAGACTCTGCGGCCAGCACCGCGGCCACGCGGCCGGGTATCTGCTGCATGGCCTCACGGAAGGTGGCAAACACGCGCGCCAGTTCAGCGGTGACATCGGCCGCAGGCACCAGCTCGCCGATGGCCTTCTTCCATTCCAGCTCGGCCAGCTTGGCGTGGTAGGCGCGCTCTTGCGCCTGGGCCTGGCGGAAGATGGCGTCGACCTTGCCGCCGTCAGCAATGGGCGCGATGGCCGCGCTGGGCGCCCGGCCTGGTGCCGCGTTGGCGCCGTTGCCAGCCTTGCTCATGTCGGTGGTGTTGCGGATCAGGCGGTCGGTCAGCTCCACGTCCACCAACTTCTTGCCGTTGATCTCGCGCTCCACCAGGCGGCCCTGGTGCCCCAGCTTGGTGACGTAGGCTTTGGATGCGCCCAGGTGCGCGGCGTATTCGCTGCGCGTGGCGTAGAGCTTGCCTTCGTGCGTCAGCATGGTCAGGCCCCCGCGGACACCTCATCGAAGGTCTGGCCGGTGGCTTCAAGGGTGGCCTGCTGGCCGGTGAAGTCTTGCCAGCGGCGGACGATGACGTCGCAGTACTTGGGGTCCAGCTCCATCAGGCGGGCGTGGCGCCCTTGCTTCTCGCACGCAATGAGGGTGGAGCCAGATCCACCGAAGCAGTCCACCACTAGATCGCCGCGCTTGCTGCTGTTGGACAGCGCCCGCTCAATCAGCTCAACCGGCTTCTGGGTCGGGTGGACATACGCGCCGGTGTTGCCGCGGCTCATGTACCAGACATCCGATTCGGCTTTGTCGCCGTACCACTGGCCCCCGCAGTAGAAGATGAACTCGTGTTGCGGCCGGTAGTTGGAGTTCCCTAGGCCGATGGACTTCTTGTCCCAAACAATACAAGCCTTGACCTTATGCCCGGCCTCCAGAAGAGCCCTCTCAAATTCACCATAAGTGCGCCATGTGAAACACGCGTAAAGGGCACCGCCATCCTTCATGGTTCCGGTCGCTTGAGCGATGGCATCGCGCACCAGCGCAACCAGGTGATCTCCCTGTAAGTCATCGCCAATGATCATCCCGTGCGCTTTCACGACTACCCCCCCCTCTTGTTCTTGGAGTGGTCGCCTTCAGCGCGACCGTCGCCGTAGCTCATGCCGTAGGGTGGGTCCGTGAAAATCATGTCGCTGCTGGCGCCGGCCATCAAGACGGCAAAGGCTTCACGACTGGTGCTGTCGCCGCACATCACCCTGTGCTTGCCAAGCAGCCACACATCGCCGGGCCGACTCACCGGCTTGGCCTGCACCTCCGAAACATCGTCGGCATCGGTCAGGCCTTCGGTTTCCCCCACCTCTTCGGCCAGCAGCTCGTCCAGGCGGTTGGCGTCAAAGCCCAGCAGGTCCAGGTTGAAGTCGGCCGCCTGCAGATCGGCCAGCTCCAGGCGCAGCATGGCGTCGTCCCAGCCGGCGTTCAGAGCGATCTGGTTGTCTGCGATGACGTAGGCCCGGCGCTGGGCCTGCGTCAGGCCCGCCAGGCGCAAGCAGGGCACGTGGGCCATGCCCAGGCGCTGCGCGGCCATCACGCGCCCGTGGCCGGCCACGATGCCGCCTTGCTCGTCAATCAGCACCGGGTTGGTGAAACCGAACTCGCGCATGCTGGCCGCGATCTGCGCCAGTTGTTCGTCGCTGTGGGTTCGCGAGTTGCGGGCGTAGGGCACCAAGGCGCTGATGGGCAAGCGCTCGATGCGGTCATGGATCACCACGGGCGGCATCAGTTCACGGGGAGCGTTCACGGTTTACCAATCCAGAAAGTTGCCCGCTAGCGCAATGGCGCGCCGCGAATGACCCGCAGTCGAGGGGCCTGGGAAGGACCCAACCCGGGGGGGTCGCCGGCTCATCGGGCTGTCCTCATCGCATCGGCCAGCGCGCGGTCGAGGTTGGCCTGGAAGCGCTGCGCAACGATGGGCCGCGCCATCTGGCCGAGGTCCAGGCGCTTGCTGTACTTGGCTGGCGTGTCCTCGAAGAGGATCACCGGGATGAGCTTGCCCGGTCCACCGTCCACGCCAGGCACCCGGCGCCAGATTCCCAGCGGCGCGTTCTGCCAACGGTCGCCACGCGGCACGCCGAAAAACAGCTGCAGCGGCTTGGCGCCCTTGCGCCGGTTGCCCTGCACGTTGAGCCGCTTGGCCAGGGCCGCGCTGAGCTGGCCGTTCTCGGCCGCAGCCTTGAGCTTGGCGATGGTGCCGCGCGGGATGTTGCCAAAGGCGTTCAGCTGGATGTTGCCAGGCAGGCGGATGCCGCCCTCGCGCGGCATGTAGATGCCGCCCTCGGCCTGCAGCTTGAGGTACTTGGACTGGATGGGCCGGAAGCCCACCTCGGCCACCAGCTCGTCGCGCCGGGCCGCCTTAAGGTAGGTGCCTTGCTTGGTGAAGGTGGTGGGCCGGTCAAACACCTGGTCCAGCTCGGCAGGGATGGCTGAGCGGATCTCCTGCGCGGTCTTGGTCAGGGCCACTGCGGCCGCGTAGCGGGCTTGCTTGTCAATGAAGCCGCCCAGGCCTTGCAGGCCGCTGATGTCCACCTGAATCCTCATTGCAGCCTCCCGCGTGCAGCACGGCCCGTAGCGCCCAGCGCCGCCGGCCTGTTACCCGGCAGCGCCCCCACCGCCACATCACCCTCGGCAATGCGCAGCACGGGGCCACGGCTGCGCTGGCTGGCCAGCCAGGTGTCGGCTGCACCCTGGCCTGCATCAGCCACGCGCTGGGCGTGCTCACGCTGCAGGCGCAGGCCTTCACGCAGTGCAGCATCCACCCAGGCCTGGCCAAAGAGCAGCCGCATCTCGTCCATCAAGGCCGCTGCGGCTGGCATCTTTTCCCTTAACGCTCCTTTTTTTTGCTCACTCATGGGGTGGTTACGGGTAGTGGGTGGGGGTTACGCGACGGGTTACGCGAAAACCCGCGTGGTTACGCGAGTTGCGCGGTTACGCGTGTTTTTTGTTTTCGTGAGAGAAATGCTTGGGGCGGTTTTGCTCACGTGTGCGCGCGGAGCAAAGTCGCGTAACTCGCGCAACCACGGGGCCTTCTCGCGTAACCGCTCGCGTAACCGCACCCGCAACCAAGCAACCAGATAGGCAGCCATCACGTGCCGTCCTCCTCAGCCTTCGGCCCGCCCAGGTGGCGCACGAACTTGGCCAGGTCAGCCTCGAAGGCCACGGTGCACTCCTTGGCCCATTCGCCCAGCGTCTGGCCATCGGGCGGCTTGGCCTCGCCTGGGATCCACACGCGGATGACCTGCTTGCCGCTCTGGCCCTGGTCCAGCTTCACCGGGTGGCAGCGCAGCTTGCCGCGGGCGGCCTTCTCCACGCCCTTGCTGAACACCACCTGCGGCGGCGGGAAGCGCTCGCCCGTGCTCTGCGACCAGCGCTGGAAGGCGCGGTACAGCTGCTCGGTTGAACAGACTCTGAGAGGGAGAGGGAGAAACCCGCCCACCCATTCACGCACGAAGCGCTCATGCGGGCGCAGCCCCAGGTCGATCAGGTCGGCCTTGGCCCGCGTCATGGGCGGAATGTCGAACTCGCTGAAGCCCTCCATGGGCAGGCGCAGCAGGAAGTCGTAGAACGCCTCGCGCCCGCCGTTGGCCAGGCAGTGCGCCACGCGGGCGTACAGGCCCTGCTCATCGCGCGGCGGCGTGTACACCACCAGGTATCGCCGGTCGCCCGGCTCCAGGGCCAGGGGCTGCTGGTCGTTGCTGAGAAAGACCACGTTGCAGTGGTTGGCCTCGGTGCGCAGCGGCATCATCTTGGCGTTGATCTGGATGGTCTCGCCCGTGATGAAGGCCTTGAGCTTGTTCTTCTGGTGGTACAGCTCGGCCCGGGCCACCACCTCGTCACCGATGAGGAACAGCTTCATACTGGCCCAGTCGTTGAACTTGTCTTCGAGCTGGTCTTGGCCCACCACCATGGCGTACTTGCCGTAGATGGCCGCGACCACCTCAAACAGCAGGTTCTTGCCCGCTCCCTGCGGGCCGTGAAAGACCAGGGCGCTGCGCATCTTGCAGCCCGGGCGCTGCAGCGGCAGGGCCAGCCAGCGCAACACCCAGGCGCACACCTGGGCGCACTCCTCGGGCGTGGCCGCGCTTTCGCTGCACAGATACTGCAGCAGCTCCAGGATGGGCCGGCAGTCGCCCTTGGCCGGCTGCATGTCAAAGCCGTCGAAGAGGTTGATGCACGGCGGCGCGAGGTCTTTGCCGGGCTCAAACTGCAGCTCCTCGGGCTTGACCATGCAGCGGTCTGGGCTGTTCAGCCAGGCCTTCACCGCGTCATTCGTCATGGCCAGGCGCAGCGCGTTGACGGGGACGATGCGCCGCGTCTCGTCGTCCCACACCGTCTGCGTGCCGTAGATCAGGTGGAAGGACTCCATCAGCCGGCTCACCACGCCCGGGTTGGCCGTGCGCGGCTTGCGTGGCCGGCCTGCGGGCCTGGGCGGTGCCGCCTTGCCGCTGCCCGCCTGGCCGGCCAGCAGGCGCTCCAGCATGGCCATCATGGTGTTGCCCCCACCCCCCTCTGTGTGCGCAGACGCGCCGGCCGGTGGGGTGGAGGTGTCTTCTGTCATGCGGATGACGTTCTCAAGCGGCTGCATGGGCCAGCACCTCTGATCCGAGGGTGTAGAACGCATGGCGCAGCTGGCGCTGCACCACGCCCAGACCTGCACTCAAGTGCAGGTCGTTGAAGTCGGTGTCCTTCGCGCCCCGCTCGCGGGGCTTGAAGATGGGCCACGTGTAGTGGCACTCGGCCACGGCCTTGGCGGTGGCGTGCGCCTTGTGGCGCCCGGGGTTGCCCTCGGTGCGCCAGTCGTCATCGGCACAGATCAGGATGGGGCACTGCGGGTACAGCTCGCGCAGCAGCGTGGCCACGGGCTGCAGGTTGCCGGCGTCCAGCGCCACCACCACCGGCAGGCGGCGCTGCACCGCCATGCGCAGCGTGAGCGCCGTGGCGTAGCCTTCGGCCACCAAGATGGGCTCGCCCACCACCACGTGGCCCAGGCGCAGGCAGCAGCCCGGCTTCTCGAAGCCCTTGGTGAAGCGCTTGGTGCCGTCAGGCCTGATGACCTGCAGCGCCTTCAGCGCTTGGTCGCGCGGCTGGTCATACCGCAGCAGCGGCACCACGATGGCGCCGTCACGCAGCCAGCGGCAGCCCTCGGGCTCCACCGCCTTGCGCTGCAGGTAGGGGCTGTGGCCCGTGCGGGCCGCGCTGGCCCACAGCTCGGCCGCCGTCATGGCCGCCTGAGCAGCGGCCTGGGCGCGGGCGGCAGCATCGGCCGCGGCCTGCGCCTGGCGGCGCTCTTGCAGCGCCTGGCGCTCGTCTTCGCCTATGCCCTTCCAGTCCACGTCCACGCGGTGGCGCTCCTGGCCGCGCCAGTCGCCAAAGCTGCCGGTGACCACGTAGGTGCCGCCCTCAGTGCGCACCTCGCGCAGGCGATACCACTGGTTCTTCTTGGGGCCAAAGCGGCGCACCTTGCCGCTCAGGTCCAGCGGCTGCGGTGGCTCCTCCAGCCCGGCGGCCAGCATCTGGCCGATGACGTCCTGGCCCGTCAAGGCGCGCCCACCCGGGTGAGCAGGCGTGCAGCCACCCGCTCGTTCATGTCAAACCCGTCCACGCTGGGCCCCAGGCGGATCACCCGGTTGGCCTCGTCCACGTAGCCAAAGCCAAGCAGGCTGTCGGCCCGGTCGCGCGTGGGCGGCTCGATGCGCAGCAGCTTGCACACCCGGCCCATGCGGGTGAGGTACAGGTTGCCAATGCGCGCCTCAAACAGCACTTGCTTCTGGACGGGGCCTCTGGCCCGGCCGGCGGCGGCTTCGCGGCTCACGCGTTGGCCAGCCATCAGCAATCGCCCCCGGCGTGATGAAACTCAAGCGTGCAAGGCGTCATTGCGCAAACCATGTCGCCATGGCTCAGGGAAGAAGAAAAAACGCGCCGCCCGCCGGCTGGCGTCATCGGCCAGGGAGTGGAGCCGCGCACAGCACGGCGGGCAGCGGGGATCGCGCCCCGCCAGCGTGGCGCAAAGGGCCTGCACTCCAATGGCAGATGCTGCAGGCCGGAGACACATGGAAAGCGGGCGAAGGGTGGGCGCCCTGCCCGGTGTACGCTGGAGGTTCCGCAACCACCCAGCCCCAGGAGGGCGCCCATGACCTTAAAGACCATCACCGTGGCAGAACTGCGCGTGCGTCTGCTGGAAGAACTGAACGCCCTGCCCGACGACGCACTTGTCACCTTCGGCAATGGCGATCTTTCGCTGTACCGGCTCAAAGAGCGGGGGCCCATCAACGGGCCGCGCGTGGTGCAGATCGAGTTCAACGAGGTCTACCGGGTAGTGACCGAAGGCTGAGCCGGCTGTTCCGCCACGCTGGCGGGCAGGCCCAGGTACTCACGGGTTTCTGCCAGCGCGGTGGGCCAAGCCCTGCGCAACACATCGTCGAGCGGGGCAAAGTTGAAGAGTGAATCCGTGCGCTCGCCGCGCCGCACATCCAGCGAGGCCCGGCCGTCCGGGTACACGATCATCAGCAGGCCCACCGCGCCTTCAGGCGCTGAGCCGTTGGGCGGGCATTTGCACGGCATGGGTTTTTCATTCGCGCGGACCAATTCCGGCACCAACGCCTGCGCGGCGGCTTGCACAGCTTCTTGCGTTCCCCTGGCGCCACCAAACATGTCGCCCGAAGCGGTTCTTTGCACAACGATGCCAATCCAAGCGCTCATCTCAAGCCGCCTCCTGCACAGCCACCACAGGCCGTGCAACGTCAATCACGGGCCGGCCGGCGGGGTGCGGCCAGGTCGAATCTGGAATGCGGCTCCAGGCCACGTCGGGGCGCAGGGCCTCCACGGTGTGGGCGCCGCGGGTGGCGCGCTCAATGGCCGGGCAGCGCTCGGGGGGAATGCCTCGGTAGCGATACGCATGCGCCGTTGGCGCGCTGACGCCCGTCATCTTGGCCACGGCCGAGGTGCCGCCCAAGTCATCGATCAGTTCTGAAGCATTCATGGGCGCGGACTTTAGCCGCTGCGCAACCTAAAAGCAACCTCTGCGCAATTCGTTTTGACTAATCTCTTCGCATGAAGGTTTACGAAAACCGCCGCGCCAATCTGGCTCGGCTGATCCTGATCCGTTTTGGCGGTCAGAAGAAGGCGCTGTCCGATGCTTTGGGGTCGTTGCAGTCGCAGGTGTCGCAATGGCTTGGCGGCAACCGCAACATCAGCGAGAAGTCCGCGCGGAGGATTGAGGAGCTGGCAGGCGTATCGCCTGGATGGCTAGATGCGGAACCCAGCGGGACAGTGGAGGTGCGCGAGCCCTCTAGCGCCGTGGTGACCCCGCTGCCTCGGCCCAGCCTGCGCTCGGCGCTTGAAGTGCTGTGCACAGCCTTGTCGGTGCTGCGCGAGCCAGAGCGGCGCGAGAGCGTGGGCACGCTGCTGCGGGCGTGCGCGGTGGGCGGTGGTGACACCAGCTACATCGACGCCATCATCGCCACCATGCGCAAGAACCAACCCCCCCAAGCGGTGGCGGACAAGGCGCAGTAGCCCGTATCTATCTTTGGCCTCGCCAAGCGCTCAGGCAATAGGCCAAAAGTTACAGGAATCCGCCACCAACACACCGCCACCCTCGGGTGGTTTTTTGCGTCGGCTCAACACTAACTGCAATAGCCTGCGGCTGCTTTTGCGCAAAACTTTCGCACAAGCTATTGACACTAGACTTTTGCATTAGCTAAAGTCCGCCTCCACGCCCCAAGACAACGGCAACGCCGGGGGCCGAGGATGCGATGGACCACCACCTGCAGGATGATCTGGCGGCTCTGGATGCCGCCCTGGCCCGCGACGCAGCGGCCCAAACCCGCGCCGAGCGCGCAACCTGTAAGCAGCGCTTACAAGCTCATCGCCCCACCACCTTCGCCCAGGCCCTGGCCGCCGTTGGGGAGGCGCTGCTGTGAGCCGCGCCCGCACCGAGCAGATCGCCAGCGTGATGCTGGCCCTCGTCCTGGGCGTGCTGTTCACCCTGGCGCTCGTCCACTGGGTTGACCTGGAGGGCATTACCAGCGAGCGCACCACCGCCGCCACGGCTAGCCTGCTGGCGCTGCCTGGGCAGTGGCTGCGCAGGTACTGGGCGTGGGTCAAGCACCACGTCACGCTGGACACCGAGCGCCGGCAGCTTAAGTGGATTGAGGACGACATCAAGCACATGGAGGCCGAGCTGGCCTTCCTGCCGCAGCACATTCGCTACCTGCGCGGCGAGGCGCAGCGCCTGCGCGTGTGCGTGGCCATCCGCGAGCGCCAGGGCTCGCAGGCGGAGCCCAACAGCACCGAGGTGCAGCCATGAGCGCCTGGGTGGAGGGCGTGGTGGAGCGCACCTTCCGCTGCAGCAGCACCGCCCCGGCCGCGCCGGGTTGGCAGGCCCAGGTGCGGGTGGTGATCCGTCAACACATCAACGCCGGCCCGCGCGTGCACGCCGTGCTGAGTTGCGGCTATGGCGAGGCCGGCGAGCAGGCCGCCACGCTGCTGCGCCGCCGCCTGAAGGCCGGCCGCACGTGCACCGCGCAAGGCAAGTGGCTGGCGCCGCTGGAGGGCAGCATGGACTTGCTGCTGGTGGGGTGCCATGAGGTGCACACCGAGGAGGCCGGCGTGTGTAGTCAAACCGAGATGATGGCGGTGGGGGTGGCGGCGTGACCCACGACATGACCCTGATCGGCCTGACCGGCCGCGCAGGCACCGGCAAAGACACGGCCGCCGCCTACCTGTGCGCCCGCTACGGCTTCGCCCAGGCCAGCTTTGCGGACCCCATCCGCAGCATGGTGCTGCTCATGCTGGAAGAGGCCGACATCGACCACGCCTGGCTGACCGAGCGCGGGCTCAAAGAGGCCGAGATCCCCGAGCTGGGCACCAGTGCGCGGGCGCTGATGCAGACCATCGGCACCGAGTGCGGGCGCATGCTGAACCCTGACATCTGGGTCAACCACCTGCAGCGCCGCCTGGGCCTGCCTGAGCAGCCCGTGCACGACCGCGTGGTCATCAGCGACGTGCGCATGTTCAACGAGGCCGCCTGGGTGCGCCGCCAGGGCGGCACGGTGCTGCGCCTGAGCCGCATGCAGGCCGACGCTGTGCGCGGCCATGCCAGTGAGGCGTTCATCGAGCACCTGGCGGCCGACCACGACATCACCAACGACGGCGAGCACTTCGCCGGCCTGTACGCCGAGCTGGACGGCCTGATGGCGCAGCGCGGCATCGAGCCGCGCGAGGGGGCATGGGGTGGCCTGCGGCTGGACCCGAGCCAGGCGGTGGACCACGAGGGTGGGGTGGATTGAGCGATGAGCCGTAAGCGCAGCCGATACCGCCCCTACGGCGTCAACCCCACGGCGCATCTGGTGGCCATCCAGGGCGCCAGCCTGCTGAGCCTGGACGACCGCACGCGGTGGGCGTTGACGCTGGAGGGCGCCATTGCGGCCATCCGCACGGCCACCGCCACCGAGGCGGACTGGCGCACCGTGTTCGATGCCGTCAACCTGGTGGAGCAGCTGGTTCTGATGCGCAAGGCGCAAGACCCGGCCGGCCTGGTGAAAGCCGCGCAAGACGCCAGCATGGCCATGCTGGACCGCCAGCGCGCCACGGGCGTGCGCTCCGCCAGGTCAAGCGAACTGGCTGCCCTGTCAGACCTGCGCGCTGCCTGGGTGGCGCTGATGGACGGCATCACCCACAGCGAGCGCCTGGACGCCGACATGGCCGTGGCCCGGCGCGTGCAGCATGCTCTGGCGGGCGGCATTCCGGGTGCCAAGCTGGTGGAGGCGTTGGCGTGATGCAGACCCAAACCAAGCCGCTGCACAAGGGGGGTGGCAAGTTGCCCCCACCCTGCGCCCGCTACGCCGTGGTGGTGCACCCCGGCACGCTTTGGCAGGAAGTGGACCAGTACTGCAGCACGCTGCAGAACGCCATCAGCTGGCAGCGCGACATGTTCCCGCACGAGATCGGCACGCCCACCGATGTGATGCGCGTGCTGCCGGACGGCACGCTGACGACGGAGCTTTGACGGCCATGACATACGTATCCGACGCACGCGCCGAGGCAGACGCCCGCCGCGAGCGCGAGTGCTACCAAGACGGGCGCCTGCTGATGCTGCACCACAACGGGCGCATTGCTGGCGGCAAGTTGCACCCAGACGCTGGGCGCATTGGTCGCATCGTCAGTTGCGAGCGCATGCCGGACGGACGGCCCGTCAAGGGCGGCAAGTTGGTGGTGGAGTTTTTCAGCGACGACCTGGTGGGCTCGGCCACGTTTTGCTTGATCCCGGTAGGCCACTGGATGCCCATCTTCGACTGGATGGCCGAAGAGTACGAACCACGCGCCAAAAAGCGTGGATGGCGACTGAGCCCGCAGGGCCTCAAGATTTTCAAAAGCATGGGCTGGGAGTTCACGCCGGCCACGGAGGGAAAAGATTTGCCATGACCACCATGCACCTCCTCGACATCGAGGACCAGATCAAGGCGCTACAGGACAAGGCGCGCGAGCTGCGCACCAACGTGGACGACCCCGAGCTGCCCGCAGCCTGGCGCAAGCTGCAGAACGGCGCCAAGTGGTTCCGCTACCTGGAGCTGACGCCCAGCCAGGGCGAGCTGTTCCGCCAGGACGGCTGGGAACCGCTGTACCGCCGCCAGCGGGCCATGGACGGCTGCAAAGCCCGCGCCCTGGCCCGGGCGTACCGCGGCGTGGGGCTGGTGCGGGAGGTGGAGAGGCATCATGGGATTCATTGAGCTGCGAGAGGCCGCCCAGCAGGCGCTGGAGGCGTTGGAAAACCCGTGGGCTGTGGGGCCAAAAGGCGTTGCAAATGCCATCACCGCCCTCCGCGCCGCGCTGGCAGAGCCTGAGCCGTTCAGCCCTGACTGGGATCGGATTGAGCCGCTACAGGAAAACCTGCGAGAGCACATGGCAGAGATTCAGAGGCTACGTGCGAAGCTGGCAGAGCCTTGCCCGTGTGGCGACAGGTCTGCCGCTGAATGTCCCGGCGAGTGGGAGCCGGGTTGTGATCTTGGCAACAATCCGAAGTACGCCAAGCGGGTAAATCTGGCAGAGCCGGTGCAGGAGCCATTCTGCTATCACGATGGGCGCAACATCGTCGGCAAAGAGTACGCAGATCACTCTGACGTTTTCCCCCTCTACACCGCCCCACCCCAGCGCAAGCCGCTGACGGAGGAGGAGATCAGGGAGATGTTTTTCTCTGAACTCCGGGCGCTGCCTTCGTACCCGTCCGCAATCGAAGAACTGCCGGAGCGGCTTGCCCGCGCCATCGAGCGGGCGCGTGGGATCGGGGGCCAGCCATGACTCTCAGCCGCGCCGCCATCCGCGAGGCCCTGGCCAGCGTGGGCCCCATGACGGCCAGCGAGCTGGCCCGGCTGCTAGGCGCGAACTTCAAGAACGTCTGCGCGCAGCTGCACCACATGCGCAACACTGTCACCCCGCAGATCCACATCGCCGCCTGGACGCGCGAGGACGGCATCGGCAAGACCTACCTGCGCGCCGTGTATGGCGCCGGCGACATGCCCGAGGCCCGCAAGCCCAGGCGCATTGGCCGCAACGAATGCATGCGCCGCAGCCGCGCCCGCCGAGCACTGCCCAAGGGCTTGGCCACGTCTGTCTTCACATGGAGGCCGCAGGCATGAGCACCGCTATGTCGAGGCCTCATATCGGCCTGGTGGAAATCACCGAGCGCAAGGGCCAGAAGATCACGGCCCGCGATGTGGCCACCGCGCACCTGGCCATTGCGGCACTGGCGCACATGAAAGAGCGCGCAGCACACGACGTGCGCGTGTACGCCAACGTGCTGACCGAATCAGTTGAACGAGGCATCCAGATCGACGCCGTGCGCGAGATGCTGGGGCAGATCAGGGAGATTCTGGAATGAGCTTGCTCACTCCCGCCGAACTTGCGGCCTACCTGCGCACCAGCGAGCGCACGGTAGCGCGCATGGTGCTGGATGGATGTCCGTCTATCCTTGTCGGTCGGCGCCGCCGCTTTGACTTGGCGGCCGTCATGGACTGGACAGGGGAGCAAGCCGCATCATGCCGATCAGAAAAGACGCCGCTGGCCGTTGGCACGCAGAGGCTTGCGTCGGCCGTCGCCGCCTTCACCGCCGCCTCGCGCCAGGTGCAAGTGCGAGCGATGCCAAGCTCCTCGAAGCTGAGCTAGTCCGGGCGCTGCACGCGCAGGCGGTGGCCAAACAGCCACACCTGCCCGGTGACCCGATGCTGGCCGAGCTGCTGGCCGACTACACCACCCGCCACGCTGACACGCTGCGCAGTGCCAGCACCGCCCGGTATCACGCCTGGCGCATTGGCCGCTGGCTTGAGGGCAAGCGCGCCTCAGAAACCCGCCAGGTGGCCGCGGCCATCATTGAAGACCTGCAGGGCGTGTACGCGCCCGCCACCATCAACCGCAGCCTGGGCACGCTGAAGAAGGCCCTCAGCGATGCGTGGCAGCGCGGCCAGACCACCGTGGACTACAGCGGCCTGGTGCGCCGCCTGGCCGAGAACAACCAGCGCACCGTCTACCTCAGCATGGAGCAGGTGCGCACCCTGGCCGACCACGCCAGCCCGCAGGTGCGCACCGCCATCTGGGTGGCCATGCTGACGGGTTGCAGGCGAGGGGAGGTGTGCCAGATCCTGCCCGAGCACATCGGCACGGACACGCTGCGCATTCCGGCCGGCAACACCAAGACGCTGCGCTACCGCGAGGTGCCCATCGTGCCGGCGCTGCGCCCGTGGCTGGACCAGCTGCCGCTGGCCATCAGCTTCGAGGGCGTGAAGAGCGGCTTCAGGCGTGCGCGCGAGAAGGCCGGCATGCCGCACGTGCACTTTCACGACCTGCGCCACTCCTGCGCCACCGTGCTGCTGGGGCTGGGCGTGGATCTGCACGTGGTGCGCGAGATCCTGGGCCACACCTCGGTGAAAACCACCGAGCGCTACGCGCACGTGATGACCGCACCCCAGCGCGATGCGCTGGAAAAGCTCGGAAACCTGGCTCCGATTTACACCGAGGATTTACACCAGAAAGACAAACGGCCCCGAAGGGCCGCTGTAAGTCGTTGATTTTTCTGGTGGGCGGTGCAGGGTTCGAACCTGCGACCCCTGCCGTGTGAACCCAGGTGTCTGCCTTCGTCTACGAGGGTAAGTGTCTGTCAGGGAACCGGTTTTTCGGGGGGTTTCTGACCACGATTTACACCAGGATTTACACCATGGTTTTCTACCTGGCTGCACCCTTCATCTTCTCAATGCTGCGCAGACCGCCGATGCCGAGCATGCCGGTCACCACCACCCACATCAGATCCATGTTGAGGGTGGGCGGGGCGGGCCAGCCGCGGATGCCGGCCCACCAGGACAGCAGGGGCTGGAGGATGGTGGCGTAGACGAAGCCCGCAGCACCGCACCAGCCAAAGGCGGGCCGCCAGCCAGCGACGAAGATGCTGGGGTGTTGGGCCTCACGGGCGT